TAATGCAAGCAGCGGTTTTGTATTGTCCAAGAGTAGGGGATGCGGCTACTGTGCCAGCTGAAAGAACTGTGGTTGTGCCTGACGTAACTGCGCTGATCGTTACATCTCCAACGCCTTTGTTTAATACTGTGATAACTGTGCCTACTGGAATTGCAGCTGTGGCATCGGTAGGAATGTTAAGGGCTACTGCTGTGGCCTTGTTCATTGGGATTAGATTCTGGTAACTGTCAGTTAATACCAGGGTATAGTCATCGGTCTTGTCGGCTTCTACGTCAAACGTAACTAAGCCGTTATACATCGCAGCTGAGAGAACGTCTCCGGTGCTTGCTGGAAATCCTGTTGCCATTTATTACCCCTTAATATGTCATTACTGACGTGCCGATTATACCGTATAAACTGCTTCCGATTTGGAAAGAATCGATTATTGCCTCACTCGTAACAAACGTGGTGTTCCAGGTTCCTGGTGTGATTTCGTGTGCCACACCCATACATTGCAAAGTCTTGTCAATAACTGTGCCGTCTTGCCCTACGTTCTTGACGCGGATGGTGTCAAAGAAATCTAGGGTCAAAGCTGCTGTTGTGCCAGCGGCGTAGTCAGCGGTGTTTAGATCAAGAGTAAGGGCATCAACCCGTAGAGTGGTCTCAGCCCGTGTTGCGGTGTAAGCCTGGGCAATATCTAAAGCCTGTGCGTCTGTCTCGACTAGTAAATCTGTGGCTGTGTAAGAGTGTGGGAAATACTTGATTTGGCTTGCTGTGTTGCTTGCAGTTTGGGCTGTGCCACCGGCGCGAGTGATAGAAGTCTGGTTAATAATCAGCTTGTCATCTAGGGCAGTAACTATGTTGCGATAGGTAATTCCTGTGCCGTCATTGCTAAAGAATGTTGGATTGACTCCAGACTTAGCCTGAATAGATGCTCTGGACAAGAACTCAGCATTGCCAGAAGGCTTAATGTAGAACGCACCCTGCTCGCTAAACTCCATGTTCTTGATTGCTTGGAGTGATGTGCGAGCTGTGCCTGGGTCTGCTTGAACTGTGGTTGAGCCAGCCTCAATCTGACGCATAGATGTAGGAAAGCCGATTGTGTCTAAAATGTCTGTTACGCGGTTGCCTGTGGTCTCACCTGCGCTTGCGCCTGTAACGGTGGTTATGTTTGACATGTTAAGCAAGCGGAAGGCATCTGCAAGTTGTATATCAACATAGCCAATGTTCTGCTCTTTGTCCCAGGTGTAGTTATAGGCGATTGTGTAGCCTGAGAATAGAAATTGCTCATCTGCCGATATACGCACCTTACGCAAAGGCACTAACTTGCCAAAATAAGGCGAGGCAGGGTTAGTTGGATTCCAGTCACCATTAGGGTCTAAGACTCTAATTGTGGCTAGGCCAGCCTGAAATTCCTCTTGCAATAGGTTGTAACCACGTCTAATGCTTACCTTATTGACTTGGTTTGAAATGTCTATCGTGTCAGCTGCGGCATCTGCCAGCGTGTTAAACCCTAATACACCCTCACCAATTATAAACGGATAGCCAAATACGGCTCCCGAACTAAAATCGAAGGTTACAACTAGGGTAGGTGTTGCCACTACAAACCGCCAGCAAAACTCTGAATAGTGCTGTAATTGTTGCTGTTGCCGTTGGCTGAGTTATTGACTGAGGCTACGCCTATGCCGTATTGCGCGGCTGATGGGTCTATGAATATGCGAAGTTCAGTAGCAGTTAGCGCACCTGTGTTTTTATTTCTGCGAGTAAAATCGTCTTGATAGTTAAGGTCTGGGAATTGTGTGCCTGGAGTCCGATTACCACCCAGGCTCATGCTTGGATCATAACGATCTGTAGCAACTGAACTAGGAGCTGTGATTGGAACTAAAGAACCAACTGGGACTTTAGCCACGCCTAGTTTAGCAAGTTCATCTCTAAGGTCTTTAACGCCTTTCAAAGCCGCCATAAGAGCATCTGTGAAGCCACCAAGAGGATTAGTTGAAGATAACTTCATGGCTGCTGTCTGTGAGGCTAGCAACTCTTGGGCTAGGTTTCCAGCGTCTTTTGAATTGCCTAGAAGGATTGCCTGTTGCAGCTTTAGGCGTAGGGTTTCATCGGCAGTTACCTTGCCCATTAGCGCAGCTGTGTTCTGGATTAAATCCATATCAAATGCTTTTTCGGCTTTGTCTAATACCGCTTTGGCTTTGGCTAGGGCTGCTTGCGCCTTCATTTCTTTAGTCTGCTTTTTGAGTTCAGCAGTTCTTTCCTTTTGACGCTTGACTGCTAAAGCGTCAGCCTTTTGTTGTGCCTTGACAAGTGCCATAAAAGCAGGAGTTAAATCTGGGGCTTTCATTGCCATAGGATCAAATGGTGCTGCTAGGTCTTTTGCTGCGTTACGGTTCTTAAATGAACTGCCCAACTGACCTAACAAAGCAAAGCCGCTAATCTTTGCAACATTACCAATACTGATAACTAAGTCAGCAGCAAAACCTGCCGCAATACGCAAGCCTTCTGCTGCTTTATCAATATCGCCGCCACCAAAAGCCTGGGTTATGGCTTCTGTTAAACCTTCACCAATAATTACTCTGGCATCGTCAGCTGCATTACTAAGAATCTGGAATTGACCTGCTGGAGTGTCCCTAAGGCTTCTGTTAAATCCTTTGTAGGTTGAGTCAAGAACCTTGACGATTGCGGCTGCTCTTTGCGCCTCTGTTCCGGTTGAGATAAGTTCTTTTGTTACATCATCAAGGACAAAACCTGTCTTGGTAAGAGAAGCAAAGTTACCGTTAAGAGCCTGAGCCAAGCCGTTGGTTGCAGCCTTAAAGTCATTAGCTGTGGCTGCCGCACCCTTCTCAGCTGTTACATAGTCCAAGATGGCAGGTGTCAGTTTATTGATTGTCAGGATTTGTAAATCAAAGGTTGCTAGTTGTGATTGCACCTGTGTAATGCTTCCAGCTGATACAACGCCAAGTCTTTCCAAAGCATCTGCTTGCCGTGTCAATACTGCAATCTGTTCTTTGCTTGCGTCATTAGTTACTTCTAAAAGTCTTGCTAATCGGTTTTGCTGAGCCTCAGCTTCTTGAAAGGCTTTTAATGATACACGAGCAAAATTGACAACTGCTCTAGTTCCAAAGGCTATACCAAAGGCTCCGGCTAGGTTTCTAACTGACTTAGTAAGTTTTGCTGTGGCGGTCTCCGCTTGGCGAAATGCACCACGGCCTTTGTATTCGGCACCAATGCCGATCATTAAGTCTGTTGTTGCCATGATTAACCTACCCTTGCTCTAAACTTATTAGCTGCGCCTTCGATGGCTTTAGTTACTGCTGCGTATGTCTTGCCGCCATCTTCTGCCCACGCACGATAAATTAAACGACCAACCATATACCGACCACGGCGGCCTGAGCCTTGCCCACGAACGTTGCCTTGCTTTAATGGGCTGGCATTGTCTAACGCTGAAATAAATTGTGATCCTGCTAATGGGTTGTTTGAATGACTAAAATTCTTGTTAGTTCTAGGAGTTCCCTTAGGAGCCTTTTGCATACCGCCTGGGTTCTTACGGCCAGCGGTTTCAAAGATTGCACCGGATGCGGTTTTGTTAGCAATAGAAGCTGCATAAACAAAGCCACGTCTATTTGGCTTAGATGGTGTGGTTTTGTAGCCAATACCTCTACGCATCAAAGTAGCGTTATAAATAGGCCACTTGCCAGTCTTAGTTTCACCACGCCAATTCGATGGAGTAAAATCTGTTGGAATAAATCCACGTGCTTTTTTAACAATAGGCTTTAATAGATTAGCCACTTCTGTTTGCATTTCTTTGGCTAAGTCAGGTTCAAACTTGCGAAGGGCTGTGCGGAGTTCAGATGCGCCTAGTAGTTGCGTTGCCACTATTCTGCTCCCTTGTCCTATCCTTCATAGCCATTAAATACGTTTTGAACATTCGCACATCCATGTCAATAAAGGATTGTGCAGGAATCCCCGTTTCTAGGCTCATTCGTGCAATGAGATAGTGCAGGGATTCCTTACTTAAGCCAGGGGGTCATCATCAAGAACTTCCACACGCTCTAAAGACTCTATGAAGTCTGGAGAAGTAAAAGGCTTCACGGTTTCACCCGATCTGCGAATACATTCCCAGGCTAACCAATAAACATCGGTCTGCTTCTCATCCTCACGGAAGGCTTTGTGCATACCTTTCTTGGCATACGCTTCAAAAGCAATCTCTATTGCCGGTGTGATTGTGTGGGTGGTATCACTACCATCCGTTCTTACTATTCTTAACTTTGCCATTTTAGCCCTTTTCTGTTAGTTGTTTAGAATGTGCCTGTGCTTGCTACAGCGGTTGTGCTGTTGCATGTAAAGGTAATGTCAAACATTGCTTCGTCTGCTACTGCGCCGTTAATGTCTGTTAGGTTATCAACAAGAATTGTGCCTGTGTAAAGCACGTTTGTTGCTGATACTGCAGCAACCTTATCTTGAACTGCTGAGAACGCTACGGTTGTGCCGTATGCAGCTTGTAAAGTAGCAAGAACTGATCCTGCTGCTGTGTCGTTTAAGAATGTTACTGTGATGGTGTCAGATGAGAGTCCCGAAACAAATTTATTTGCGGTATCGCCCATAGATGTTACATTTATTTGATCTCTTTGGCGGTTTAGTGAGAAGGCTGTAACGTGATCTGATAAATCAACTGTTGCAATCTTAAAGCCAACTTTGTTGTTTAAGAAAATTGCCATTGTTTATTCCTCGTCTTTCTTGGCTGGTGCCTTAGGGGCTGATGGTTGAATTTGACCAATCTTCTTCAAGAAAGCCAAATCCTCGGGTGTTAGATGATCGGACATATTAACTCCAACTCGTTAAGATACTCAGACGTATTTCCGTCGTGAGAAGGTCTCCAGCTGTTGTATCAACTGATACCCCAGACACAGAGCCAATGTTATAGTTTAGCGAACTTGCCGCTAGTTTGGTAAATACTGCAACAATAAAGGTTTCCATGTCTTGCAATGAACCTTGATTGTCTAGTAATGGCAAATAAAGTTTAAGTCTAAAGTTAGCCAAAGGTGCAACAGTTATATGTTGGTTGTTGCTTGGCACGATGTAAGGATCATCAGGTTCTACAACCACGCTGTTGGCCAGCGGTGAGGCAGGTGGAAAGGAAAATACCTGCCATACCGCCGGATTACTTAAAGCCGTTGCAATGGTAGAACGGAGAGTTGTGACGGCAACTGTCATCCGACTAGCCCATTTGGGTTTAAGTAATTCGCAATCAAACCACGAACTCTAGCAAGTAGTGTGTTGCCCATACGGTAAGGTGAAGGTGTAAAGCCATCCGGTGAAACGCCACCAGCATTTGAAAGTTGTCTTGATTGCCAGATATCCACGGCAATTAATAAAGATGCTTCTCTGATTTCCGGAACTGTTGCAAAGTCAATGTTAGTTCCAGCCGCTACTGTGGCAAAAGGTTGGATAGGGTTCTTCACTTGATCTGAACCTGTTGCTGCGTAGCTGATTGAATAGTTATATGCTGTTAAAGAATAGTTTTGGTAGTTAAGGGCAGATACTTGAACTGCTCCGTTAATCTCAGTTATCGTCTTTGTGCCATTAAATGGTGAACCGGCATTGGTGATAATTACGCTCTGGCCTACATACATTCCATGCGGTTGCTGGAAATAAAGTGTGGCCACATTATCTGTGAGGCTTCTAGCCGCAGCGTAATAGTTATTAAACCATAAATGCCCTTTAATAATCCCTTCAGCCGCAGAACAGCATTCTTCAACAACTGAATTATCGTAGAGAGAACCGATACCTAGAACTGTGCGCAGTTCTGCTTGGGTAACGTATGTGGCTGCCATAATTTCCTCTCTAATTAAAATTGTAGGGGCTAAGGGCTACAAAGCCCCTACAACACTATTGCTAAGTGTTAGTTACGCAACCATCCACTTGTATGCGCCAGCTGCAACCTTAGTTGCGATTGCGCCGTAGCCGTAGTAGGCAACGTTGATTTGGCCAGAAGCGATTACTGCTGCTTCCAACTTGAATGTTGGTGATTCATACCATGTGTATGACTCTGGGTTCACAACGATGATTGAGTCATCGCCTGTGCCTGAAAGGTTACGATCAACGTATAGGTTGTAGCCGTTGATGTTGCCCTGTAATGAAGTTGGTGCTGCGTTTCCGCCAGCATTCATTGGTGCTACTGCTGTGTAGATTGCGCGGTTTGTTGAATCAACAAGACCCATGATTGCGCCCCATTGGTCTGGAGATACAACGATGTTTTGCGCAAATCCAAGTGTGCCTGAGTAGATTGAGACTGCTGAGTCTGCAACGAAATCAAGTAGGTTAGCTGCTGACATTGTGCGGTTTCCGCCGTCTGTTGCTGCTGCTGCAACTACTGTTGCAACGCGTGCATCTGTTGCCTTAGCGTACGCAAACTCCATATTTTTCACCAATTCCGCAAAAAATGCGGGGCTAGACCGGTCGAGAATCTCGACCGAGAAAATTTGTTGCCCGGCGAACTTCTGGACTGCAACTGAAAGGTAGGCATCTTCGAGGTTAGTTTCAGATGGTGTTCCTGCCTCTGCTGTTACTGCTACGGTAGGTACGGCTGAGATTTTTGGAATTTCGAAGGTAAGCCCCGCGTCAGGCAGAACGCCTTTTGAAATGGCATCTATGAAGGGTCTGTCAGCGTTTGCAAGTGGGTTAATAACTTCTGTTAGCTGACGTGTTGGGACAAGTCCAGCGTTGTTTGTTGTGCTTGCTGCTGCTAGGAGATATTGACGTGCATCGTCATCGCCTAACTTTGCGCGAACTGTGTTCTCTAGGAACTTCTCTTTTGAGAGTTCAATACGTGGAGCGGTATACATTGCTGCTGTTACTGTTGGGCGTGAGGCTTCAACCGCAGGGGTTTCTACTACAGCCTCAGGTGCTACGGCATCTGGAGTTTCCAAGATGGCCTCACTTTCTGATTGTGGGATTTCGGTTAGTGCTTCATCTTCGGTTTCTGCCGCTGATGCTGCAACGCTAGTTACGGCAGCTGAATCAAACGCTGCTGCCTGAACAAGACTTGTTTCAAATAGTCTTGCAGATTGGACATACAACACGCCGTCACGTGGTTGTGATGCTAGAACTTCGACTCCAACACTAAGCCCTGAACGAAGGCCGTCTGATGCTTCGATTAGTGAGTCTGTTCCGCGGCTAGTGTTGGAGACTTTGAATGATGCATAAACGCCGTCTGCTGTTTCATTGAAAGAAACGGCTTTGCCGATTGGTTTCTTGGCATCGTGTTCTAATAATAATTTTGATTTGTTTGGTTCTGGTAGTTGAATTGAACCGCGTTCAAATACAACTGCTCCGACTGATGTTTGGCCAATTTCGCCATCGTAAGGGACAATCTTGCCGGATATAAGTCTGCGGCCTTGATCGCATTCGATATTGCTACTGAACGTTAATTGCATCTGACGCACTTCCATTCGGTGATAGTTCTTCCATTGCCATAGCATCCTGGACTGTAATTAGTCCAAGTGCCAACATCTTTTCAATTACTTCTAAACGCTCTAGTGAGTTTGCACGTAAGAATCCAGAATCCAAGTCAATACAAATCTTTTGTGTTGATGGTGTTATGTCATTCATACTTAGGCGTTGTTCGATTGCTGAAATAAAAGGTTGCAAAGATAGAGACACGAATTGACGGCGTTCATCTTGCACGTTTGCGTAGGTCATGCTGTTGTTCATGTCTGCTGAAATGTAATACGCTGGCACGTTGCATAGTCTTGCTATTTCGGTTGCCATGTATTGCTTTGCTTCATTTAGCATCATGTCTTTAGGTGAGAATGATGCAGGTTGAAATTCTAGAGTGCTTGTTAGGTAAGCAGTTGAACGATTTTGACGAGCATTGCGCCAAGCAGCTAGTAGGCCTTGAACTTCATTCTCGCCTAAGTCTGCACCAGTATTCTTTAAAACACCGGAAGGCATTGGAGTTGCTGCCGCTATTGAAGATGCACGATCTAAATCTAAAGCCGCTGTTAAACTGCGCGCGCCTGTTTGCAAAATACCGTCAGTCATGCTTTGGAATGTTACGAGCGAACCAATACCGGACATAGGGCGAACTGAGCCATCGACTTGATAGCCTTCAATAAATGTATTTGTTTTGTTGTATTTAGGAATGACGCGAGAGTTAGCAACCCAGTTGAATCGTGCAGGATAACCGTTGTCTGCATAAACTTCTGTAATTTCCCAATAAGCCACGCCAAAGAATAGAAGTGAATCTACTGTGTAAGCCATTGTTACTGCATAAGGTTGATTAACAGATGGTTGATCCATCCACGGCAATTTAGGTAAATCTTCACCTGTGCGCTTTAATTCTAATTTGAATTCCATTGCGCCAATAGTGTTGCAAATTAAGTTACGGCATCTATTGACAGCTGGAATAGACATCGCGCTAATGCGATCTATTGAAAGTAAGTTGTAAGGGATTTGGTATTGGTAAGTGTCGGCCATTACCGGTGGTGCATACTGCGCTTCGATTATTGCTGGCTTGCTAAAGCGAGAGAATAAACCCATACACCAATCCTACCCTATTTGGCAAGTATTGTCTCATATATTAAGACATTTATCAAACATATATTTGCGGTGTTGATTGTGGGCGTGTCAAGTAGTGAACTATCATCGCTGAGCAGATTGCGCTAGTTACGTCTCCAGCTGACTTTCGTCTGACTATTCGCCAACCTGCGTCATTTGTCTTAGCACCCACACTAAACCAGGATTCTGTTAGTTCCTTCTGCCCACTATGCACAATCCTGAGATTCACAAAACTGTCAAGAGTCTCCCCACACGCCTGATAGAACGATTGCCCTGAGCAATCCTCTAACTTTTGCCCAGATTGCTGCAATCTTTGGGCAATAGAAGCTGTGGCATATTTGTCATACATAATTACACGCGGTTTGAACTTTTGCGCCCATGCGTGGACATCTGCCGCCATCTTTAGGTCATCAATCGCCACGTCACTAGTCCAGAGCTGCATAAGCCCTAGTTCTATCTTTCCTGTGGCCTGATTTAACTTGCCAGCCAGTAAAGCACCAGATCGCTTTGATGGAGATACATCTATGGCAAATACGATATTGCCGCCAGGTGTAATTTGAAGTGTTGAGTCAGAAGTATCGCTAACCATCTGAGTTGTAAATGGTGAAGTCATAGAATCAACCCATTGGCAAAGCATTTCGGTGCGAGTATTGTTTATTGGGTTTGTTGCTACTGCTTCTTCCAGCGTTTCCTCATCGATAAGTTTGCCGAGAGAAGGGTTAGCCATAGCCCAAGCATTACGATCATCAACCTTGCAATGCGGTGGCGCACTATATTCATACCAGCCAAGTGTAGGCGATGGATATGACAAAGCACGCTCTTTCAAATCGTTCAATACTACGGAATACGCATCGCCAGCGTTGCTACACACGAGAGTCTGTCCACCAGTTGCACGAGTAGTTGGCCGGGCCGCTTTCCAGCCTTCCTCTGAGATTTCACGCAATTCGTCAATGAATAGGAAGTTGGCGGTAAGTCCACGAGAGCCGTCACGAGTAGCTGCGACAATCTGGTAACGGTTTCCTTTAAGAGTTGTGATTGATTCCTGGCCGTTGGCGTATCTAATCTGCTTTACCTGGTCTTTTAGGAAATCATTGTCGATAATTGCGTTTGCAACTTGCCTAAAGGTATCTAAGGCCATATTTCGATTAGATGACATACCAATAACCATTTTGCTATCCCATAAGAACAAATGCGCCAGAATAAGCATGCGAGCAACGTGAGTTTTACCATTTTGTCTTGCTATGAGCAATCCCAGGGTCTTTCGGCGAAATTCACCCTTAGCATCAATTCGCAACATGTCCTCTAGCACAAATCGTTGCCAATCGAGCAACGGCATGCCTATTTTCTCAGCTAGTTCAGCAACTTCATCAACACGAGAAGCACCCTTCAATAAAGGTGTGTGAATACGTGGTTTTACGTGGCCAACAAGGGGCTTTTTCTTTGCCCCTCTCTTGGCTGGGGTTGCTTTGGTAGTCATCAGTTAATGATCGGTGTGGATTCGGTGACAAACGGGTTCTCAGGAATGACTGAGGCTGCTCTTGGAGAGAGATTGCCTTG